GCACGTTGACGCTGGGCCGTGAATGGACGGCAGCGCAAGCGGAGATAGCTGCGCACGGGCAAGGCGTAACGGGCAAGGTAGGCACGGTCACGGAGTATGCGCCGTGGGTGCAGAAGGCGGGCCAGCAAGCGCGCGTGCATCAAGGGCGCTGGACGACCGACGAGCAGGCGCTAGAGGCGGCGTCACCGGCCATCGTAGCGGACTTTCAGAACGCCATAGCACAGGCGTTGGAGGGAAAATAATGGACACCACAAAGGCGGGGCGCAGGTTAGCGGGTGCGCAACTGGAGAAGGTGCGGCAGGCGCTGGCGGTGATAGGCGACTTGGTGAAATGGGCGGGGTATGAGGACGAGGAACCCGCCGCTGAGGACATGCCGCCTGAGAAGCACGTCAAGTCAACCGCGGTCAAGGTGCTGGCATCGACGCCGGACACGCTGACCGTGGGTGGTTATGGCGTGGTGTTCGGGGGTAGCGACCTGGAAGGCGAAACCTTCACGGCCAAGACCAACTATCACCTTGACCTCGTGCCGTCGAAACCCATCCTGTATGACCACGGCTATAACGTCAAGTTGTCGGCGCAGTTTTTGGGCAAGTCTACGAAGGTAGAAGCCGACGAGGACGGGCTATGGATTGAAGCCGAGCTAGACCGGCACGCCGCCTACATGGAGCAGGTGAGCCAGCTTCTTGAAGCGGGCGTGTTGGGCTGGTCGAGTGGCAGCGTGGGCCATCTGGTGCGCCGTGAGAACGGCATCATCAAGTCATGGCCGATTGTGGAGTTTTCGTTGACGCCTACGCCGGCTGAGCCGCGCACGTTGGGCGTCAACGTTCTCAAAGCATTGGCGGCTGTGGACGCTACCTATAGCGCATTGCTCCCGGAGGCGTCGGCAGACGCGGTGGACAGTGCGGACGGTGCGGACACGGAAGCCACATCGACAAGTGAACCTATCTCTAAGGAGAATGACACCATGCCTGAACTAGAGGCAATTCAAGAGATCGACGTTGCGGCCATCGCTGAGGCGGCTGCAACCAAAGCCGTCGCTGCGTTTGCCGCGGCGCAGACGCCGACCAATGTGCTTGAGCCTGCCATCAAGGGCGCGCCCGCCGTGCTGACATACGGACTGGGCGACGACCACACGAAGGCGTTTTACCACTACCTGCGCACCGGCGACAACGGCGCGTTGGGTGCGCCGAATTCGGTGAAGGCCTACAACGACACCGACATGAACATTGGCACGGTGGCAGATGGCGGCTACGCTGTGCCAACCGGCATGTTGCAGGAGATCATCGCCAAGCGCGACGAAATGAGTCTGGTTCCCAAGTTGGGCGTGCGGCGCATTCCCGGCAAGGGCTTGACCGTCAACGTGCCGCTCGACAATGAGCCTGACGTGATCTTCTCCAGCCTGTCGGAGGCGGGGACTATCCTACGCGATGCCCCGGCGCTTGGCACGAAGGCGTTCACGCTGGTGAAGTACACCAAGTTCCTGTCTTTCTCCTGGGAACTCCTGCGTGACGAGGACGCCAACATTCAGGGGTTCGTGCGCGACTGGCTGGCGCGGGGTTGGGCGGCAACGCTCAACAGCCTGCTCATCACCGAGGCGCTTGCCAACGGCACGACCAACACCATTAGTTCAACGTCTGTCGCCGCCGCCGATGTGCCGTTCCTGGTCGGCAAGTTGATGCCGGAATACCAGGATGGCGCGCAATGGCTGATGCACCCGACGGCCTGGGCGACCCTGATGGGGCTGAGTTCCAGCAGCGTCTTTACCTTCTCGCCCGATGGCGGCGGTTCTTCTTCGCCCCGCAATCAGGTGCTGTGGGGATACCCGCTGAACCTGTCGAGCTATGCGACCGCACCCGCGGCCAGCGCCAAGAGCCTTATCTTTGGCAACTTCAACTTCATGGGTTTCCGTGAGGTAACGGCGCTCAACATTCTGGTTGACCCCTACTACCTGGCAGGCACGGGCCAGATTCGTTGGGTTGTCTGGTTCGATGCCGTGTTCGGCGTCCTCCAGGCTGAGGCGATTCAGTATGGCGTGAGTCCGTCGGCATAAGGAATGATGATGCACGTCTACGCCTTTACCCCAACGTATGCGAATGCGCTGCGACCCGAAACGGTTGCCAGTGTCATCGCGCAGCGTTGGGGTGGGCGTTTGACGTGGCAGATTGGGCGGCACAACCCATACCCCGCGCCGGACATGCGCAACGTGGGCGCGCAGTATGACAAGGCGCGCAGCACGTTCCTGGCCGGGGACTATGACGCCTTATGGCTGGTCGAGCATGACATGGTGTTACCGCCGGATGCGTTGGCGAAGCTGGTGGATACCGATGCGCAAGTGGTGTATGCGCCGTACATGCTGCGCCATGGAACCAACGTGTTATCGGCATGGCGTTACGAAGGCGACAAGGCGCTCGGCGAAAGCCTGAGCCTGCATCGGGCAGACTTGAAACGGGCCAAGTTGCAACCGGTGACGCGCGTGTCGGGGGTGGGCTTTGGCTGTACGTTGCTGCGCCGTGAGGTGGTGGTGCAGATACCGTTTCGGGTAACGGACGCCGCGCCCGACACCCCGTTCGCGACGGACTGTCTAGCGGCGGGAATTGTGGCCGTGGCGCGCTGGGATGCGGCGTGCGGGCATATTCACGAGGGGGCGATCTTGGCAACCGAACCGGCGACTGAGGGCGTGACGGTGACGGCGCTGCAAAATGTGACCGTCAACGACGAGGGCACAAAGGTACTCGTCAAGGGGCAGACATATACGCTGTCTCTGTCCGTGGCGAAAGACTTGGCCCGCGCGGGCCAAGTGGAAATTGTCAAGCCGGAACCCGCCAAACCAAAGGCGAAGAAATGACCTTCTTGCGTGTGCTGACCCGCTGTTACCGTAGGCCCGTCATGTTGCAACGCAACATTGCGAGTCTGTGCGCGCAGACGGACGAGGACTGGGAGCAGACGCTATTGGTAGACACCGAAGGGCGCGGCGTTCCGGCAGCGCAGCGCGCATTGGCAGCGCACGCGCCATACCTGCAAGGCGACTACGTGTGGGTGCTGGACGACGACGACGAGTGCATACGCCCTGAACTGGTGGCGGAACTCAAGGCCATTGCGAAGGCGCATAGTCCCAACGTGATTATGCTGCGCATGGATCACGGTGAGCGTGGCGTGTTGCCTAATGTGGGATGGCATGGCAAGCCGGAACAGGGGGACATAGGGTGTTCGGCTTTCGTGGTGGACTGTGTCACATGGTGGGCATGTAGCACCGCCTGGGGCGAACAGTATGACGGTGATTTTGAGTTTATTTCTGAGGTGCTTTCCACCGACCCTGACATTTACTGGCACGACGTGATCGCCAGCCGTTGCCAACGTATCAGCCACGGGGAGCCGGAATAATGCCGTATATCACACCGGGCCAACTGTGCAGCTACCTGGGCATCGACAACCCAAGCGCAGCCGATACCGTGCAACTGGGCGGCTTCATCACGGCGGCGCAGAGCATCATCGACCGGCAGACGGGGCGCACCTTTGAGGCGGCGGAAGCCACGGTGCGCTATTTGGATGCGCGGCGCGACGTAGACGGCTACATCCTGTGGTTGGGGGCGGACTGTTGCCAGATCACGGAAGTGTTGAACGGGAACGATGTCGAGGTAACGACGGGGCAGTACGTGACCGAGCCGCGCAACTTGACGCCATTCTACGCCATTCGCCTACGCAGCGATGCGGGGCTGACCTGGACATATACCGGCGCATACGAAAACGCGATTGCGGTGGAAGGGCATTGGGGCTACAGCCTGAGCGCACCCGCCGACATCCAACAGGCGACGGTACGCCTTGCGGCGTATTTGTACCGGCAGAAAGACACGGGGCAAGAGCTTGACCGCCCTCTCATGGTGGGGGACGGCAACGTGATTCTACCCGCCGTGCTGCCGAACGACGTGCTGACGCTGATTCGCCCGTACCGGAAATTTATCTAATGGCGACCTCGGCGATCCTGTCTATCTACGACGCCCTGGCCGCGGTGACAGTGAGCGACGGCGTGACGGCGATTGCCGCGCGTGACATAGACGACCAGCCGAACAGCCTGACCACGGCTAACACGCCGGTGCGCGTGCTGACCGTGATTGACCCGCTGGCAGGCTTGCAGCGGGCACGCAGTGACGGCGCATGGGCATCCTCGCAGGGCAGCGGTAACTATAACGTGGCGTGGGTGCTGTATGACGTGCTGATCCACACGCCGCTATTCCAGACGCGCGGCGTGCGCGACCTAAACGCCAAGCTGATTACCTACATGGCGAACTATTACGACATGCTGGCGGCGATGGACGCGGGCGACTTTCCCGCAGGGGTGATTACCGTAACGGCGACCATGCAGCCGGTGGTTGTGCAGTATCCATTGAATAGCGGGCACTGGTGGTATGCCGTGCGCGGCATGTTGGAAATACAGGAGAACATCTGTCCATGAGTACATCCGTTAAGTTTCTCAAAGCGCAAGCCGACAAACAGGCTGTATTCGGGACGCCGGTCACGCCTACCTTTCAACTGCCGTTTGTCGGCGACTATGTAGACGCGGGCGACTTCCACGAAGCCGAGCTAGACGCGGGGCGCTTGTGGCCGCTGACCATCGTCAACCGGGTAAGCCACCATGCCACCTTTACGCTCAACGGCGTCGCCTTCTTCGAGATGCTGCCCATGTTCTTTAACGCGGGGCTCGACGACGACGCCGCGCCCACGGGCAGCGACCCGTACACCTACACCTACGCGCCGAACATCAACACGGGCGGCACGCCGCTACCCTACACGTTTGTGTTCGGCGGCGGCGAGAACCTGGGCGGCACAGGGCCGGCTGTGCGCATTGCCGACGCCTACTGTTCGCAGGTGGTACTCAGCGGCAACCTGAGCAGCCGCGACGTGACCATGACCTCCAATTGGTTTGGTTCGTCGGTCAACACGAACGTCTTTGCGGGCTTTGCCTTTACGGGTTCGTTGGCGATGCCGCCGAACCTGAACATGCTACGCTTTCCGTATGCGACGTTGGAATACGAGGACGCCACGACCACGGGCGGCGTGTTCACGACCATGACGGCCTTTGAATGCAAGCTGATGGATTGGTCGCTGACCGTCAACACGGGGCTATCGCCACAATGGGCGGCGGACGCCAATGCGCTGACCATGTGCGGTGCGTTCATCGGCTCGCCGATGGTCGAGTTTGCCGCCACGCTGCGTACAACCAGCGACACGTTTGGCGCGGTCTACGCAAAGGCCAATTCTGAAACGCCGACCTATCAGGAGTTGCAATTCACCTTGACGGGTGCAGACAGCCGGGAAGCTGTTTTCCAGATGACCGGGCGTTGGATGCCGTTGCAGACGGCGCACGCACGCAGCAATGATGAGGTAGTTATGAACGGCGTGTTCCGGGCGTCCGGCTATCCAAGTCAGACGACCACGCCGCACGCCTTTTCCGCCGAGTTTGTTACGAAGTGGAGCCACACATGATGAAGGTAACGCGGGCGGTGCAATGCCCGCTGCCGGGCTTGGAAGCGGTGGAAGTCGTGTACAACCTCATGGCATCCGAGGCGCAGATGGATGCCTTTTACGGCAAGGTGGGCGGCGACGGGACTGCCAAGCCGCTGGTCGTGGAAGTACGCAACTGGCCGAAAGAGATGCCGGAGCCGTTTGGCAAGGATGCGCCGATGGCGTGGCGTTTCTGGGCATCGCGTACGGGTTTTGGCGTGGCGATGGCGGCATGGCTGAACGACCCTGATTTCTCGACCGCCTCGACGCCTTCCTAGCGGCGCGCGTGCGGGGCGCATGGGTACAGCCGCCAGAGGAGTATATGAACCTGATCCTGATTCCGGCAGAACTGCACATTGACCCGCTGACCTTTGCTGAGTATCCACCGGGCCTACAGCTACGCATTCGGAGCATGATGCCGCATTACATGGTGAGTAAACGCTAGATGGCAACCACGACCCTTGACATTGTAGTGAATGCTGTAGACCAAGCCAGCGGCAAGTTAGCCGGTATCGGCAAAGTCGCGGGCGGGATTGCCGTCGCGGGCGTTGCGGCGTTGGGGACGGCGATTACGGCGGTAGGCGTGGCAGCGTTCAACGCGTCGAATGAATACGATGCTGCGATGGATGCCGTGGTGATTGCCACCGGCGCAAGCGGTAAAGCCCTAGATGAGATGGGCGAGTCGGTGCGGGCGCTGTTTAAGGGCAGCGGCGGGCGTGGCGGGCGTGGGTTAGAAGACATTGGTACAGTGTTGGGCGAGGTGGCGGCGCGCACCAATCTAGCGGGAAAGCCGTTAGAGCAGTTCACCGACCAGCTATTCAAATTGAGCAACCTGACCAAGACGGACGCCAGCACGAACGTTGAGGGTATCACGCGGCTGATGAACCAGTTTGGCATCGCGGCTGAGGATGCCGCGGCGCAGATGGATTTGTTGTTTGTCGGCACGCAGCAAACGGGGCTTGGCTTCGACCAATTGCTTTCGGACTTGCAGACGTTAGCGCCGATTACGCAGGCGTGGGGCGTTGACCTTAACGGGACAGTCGCATTCTTGGACTATCTGACCGAGGCGGGTATCAGCGCCACGCTTGCCGCAACCGGCATGAAGTCGGCGATGGTGCAATTGCAAGAGGAAGGTATAGAGCCGAGCAACGCTGCGTTTCGGGACTTGCTGGCGCGGATACAGGGGCCGGACGGTCTGAATGTAGCGGTTGAGTATTTTGGGGCGAAGGCTGGCCCCGCCTTCTTTCAGGCCATCCAGGATGGCACGTTGGACGTGAATTCGTTGTGGTCGGCCTTTGACGAAACGACCGGCGCTCTGGACGCAACCACGAAGGCGACCGAGGGCTGGCAGGAGTCATGGCTGACCATCAAGGCGACGATTACCGATAGCCTGATTCCCCTGGGCGATTCGCTCAAGAACTTCCTCGACACCTAC